CGAAATTACGCTTAAATTCGGCTATAGCTTGTTTTTTCGTTTTTCCGTAATAGCAATAACGCACCCCATTGTGAAACTCTACTGTTAACTTGTATTCTTTATTCGTTTTCATAATGCTAATTGATTTGGTTTGACATTGTACTCTGTATCTATACGGGCTTGTAACCGTTACCAACCACATAAAACAGGGTGGTAGCTACATTACAATATGTACGTATCGTATGTTTTTACGGCTTATATTAACTTATCCGTGCATAACGGACAAGTATTAAGGCTTATGTATAGGATACATATACGCACATACATTATATTATATTAGGGATGTTAATCGCATATCGCACTAAGTTACTATCTCCATTATCAAGTAAGACCCGTGCCTCTGCATCGTGGCTAACAATACCGCTGTTTATATTCCGCTTATTCCCTGTTTGCGGCTCTGTACCACACTCTCACCGTGGCAAGCTGTTTCAATACGTCAAGTATCGCTTTGTCTTTCCGATCATGTCCTATTGACTTCCGACACTGCAAACATACAGCGTTTTTGATTAGTTTGTATATTTTGTTAACATTAATTATAAATTAAGCCCGTTTTTACCAAAATCAATACTGTTTATATACATATTTTAAATTAATATTGCATAATATTAATAGATCAGACCGTGCAAGACCTGTTTTAGCTTAATATTATGTTTAATTTCAAGATTTTTCAATGTTAATTTGTGTTAAATTTGTTTGTAAGTGTCTGGTAATCAAGGAATTACGAAATCTTCGTAGAAGTCACTTGTAAAGATATTTTATTTGTAAAGATTTCGAAATTCGATTCTCGTAGAAAAGAATTTATTTTTATTTACAAACACTGATAAACGGAATAGATAAACGTGTGTAACTACCTGTAAATCAGTGGCATACCCCCTTTTTTGGAGTTTTCTATATGGGTGTGTCGCTCCCGATAAATTTTTTTCTGAAAAATTTTTTTTCTCCAAATTTTGCTCGGATGGCTGATTTTGCGTTTTGGAGGTGTATTTTCGGTAGTTTTCAACAAAATCGGATAAATCTTTACATAAAAAGTTACGAAAATCGTAGGTTTTTTGGTGTGTTTCGTAGGTGTGGTTGCATTTTTTATGTCTTTTTTTGCAGTATAAGTTATTGGTTTACAGTATTCTTCGTTGATTTCGTCGTTTTGATATGTATCTATACTAAATTACGTATGCAGTTTTGGTGTCTGTATGTGTCTGTATGTGTATGTATTGTGTATGTATATGTATTGTAATAGAGTATGTAAGGTGTACGTGTATGTATGTGTTGTAAATATATATTACTTTTAACATTTAATATGCAAATTAATAGAGAGTGAAATTTTTACGATCAACGATTCAATTTTTTTTGACAAGACTAAATATCTTGTTTTCAGCTATTTAACCACTAATTTTCGCGAGTTTTTTGACAAGTGTTGAAAAACGAAGAGTTTACGAAGTCTACGAAAAATCAACGAATTTCGTAGGTTTTTTACGAGTTTTTCAAAATCAATTAGTTGCATATGCAACTATCGGTGTTGAGATTTTTTATTTTATGTTAAATTAAGCCAATTTTACATTTGTTAACGTAGAAAATAACAAGTAAATAAAAAAATATAGTTAAATCATTTTAACTAAAATGAGAAAAATCATTACAAAAGTAAAAAATAACAACAATCAATATTTTTTATTTTTCCTATTCAAAGCATACTGTGGACGTGAAAGTAAAAAATCTTGTGTAAAGAAAGATAAACTATCTTTCTAAACATACGATTGTTAACCACGTAAACATTTGCAGTTAATTAATTTAACTATATGTTTCCGTGTTGTTTTTTGCGCTATATTTGCAGGTGAAATCGATAAAATGTGTGTGTAAATATGGAAGAAGAAATAGAAATCAAGCTCAGACTTCCCGAATCAAGGCGTGTCGTATGCCTGTCCGATGCAATGCCCGACAGGGAACGTTGGTACAAGGGAATGAGGGTTCAGACACGGCTGTTCGGGTGGGTTACGCTCGTTAACGTTGCGGACAGACAGTGTTTCCTCAAACTTGACGAGCCGTTGAAGGACGGTACTAGGACGGTTCTTGTGTCGGAAAAGTCATTCATCAGGCGCGTGCCCGTACCTTTGACTGCAAGATCCATGTCCGCACAGGTCGCTGGTGCCAGCGTGGAGGGTGAAGTGCTGGAGTACGAGAGGAAGATGAAGAGAAAATGGGAGAAGGAGAGGAAGCATATAGCCGATATATGTGCAAGGTACGGATATGTGCTCCCGTCAGAGTGGAAACGGTCGCTGCGCAAGTTCGCTTCGTGGTGCGAGGACCAGGTAAGACAGTACGGGCATATCGTGGATGCAGACTACCTTATGCGCCATGACACGTCCGTTGTTGGCGGAAGGAGCGTGGATGATCTAAGGTTTATGCCCGATGTGGATATGGTGGATGGGACCGGGGCGAACGGGAAGCCTTCCGCCGCTCGCGTTTCACGGTGCGCGCTCATGCCTGGAAGCATCGTCACCGCGATACGTAACGCAGGGAACGAGATGGACAAGTCGGTGTCGTTGTGGCGGAACAGCTACTTCGTGAAGATGAGGCGTTTCGGGTACACGTTCAATACCTGCTGTGACGGTGCAAAGACACGTGATGATGCGTTCACGTGGTTCAAGGACATCACCATACAGTACATGGCTGACCTTATAGAGTATTACGGGATAAGACGTGATTCCATCGTGTGCAGGAAACTGGAGCACATCGCGGACGTGTACTCTTCCCTTGACGATATAGACGCACGCCCTGACATATCAACTGACGATTATGACCTGTATCCCGTTGTAATGTTCGGGAAGGTTGTGGACCGGGAGAAATCGGTAGAATCGGTAGAGAAAGGAGGGGAAAATGACTGTCGCTGAATCTGCAAAGGCTTCTTATGAATACATCCTTGATTCCGTTATGGGCAAGCTGGCGGACAAGGGCGGTGGTCGAGGCTTCCGTAAAGCCAGGGATGAAGGCGAGTGGAAACGTTCCATATCCGCTATGGTTGAGATGGACATAGCCGATGCGTGCAGGGAGTGCAATTTCAGACGGCACAGGAGCGGTTCCATCATGGCTTTTGACGGTAAAATATTCGTGCCCATGATGAAGGAGGATCTGATGCGCCTGTGCATGGA